CTCTCCTTTCTTAACTTTATGTTTCTATTTTAAATCATATTTTTTATTTTGTCAACAATTTTATTCTATTTTTTTAAAGTTTTTTATCTTTTATTGAAACTCAAACGTTATAATGCTTTCAGTCACTCATTTTTTTCAAGAGCTATAATCTCTTTTTGTTTTGGCGTTTCACGAATCTCAAACGGTGTAAAATCGTCGTAAGATAAATCTTCCAAAAACTTAACTGCCTTCTCAGCTTCAACGTGCTTGATGTTAGTGTATTTTGTCACGTTAAATTCTTTCTTCAAATGCGAGTACATCAAGCGAATAAACTGCCCCTTCTTAGATGCGAACAAGTTATCACTTGGATGTGTTTTCTGTTCTTTAAAGTAGAAGTCAGCAAACACGCCAGCTTTTTTGAAAATAATACTCTTGATTTTAGAAGCTTCACCGTCGTCAATATGGACCTTCTTATTGACTTCCTCTACAAGCAACTCAATGTCAGTTAGCTTTTGATTAGTCTTTCTAACATTTCTATCCATTTCGTCTTTCAAACCAATCACTTCATCCAATAAGTTTTGGTTAAATTTCGCTTGTTTGACGAGTTGCATAGCTTGTTCGCCTTGCATTTTTACTGTCTCGATAAGAACGTTGTCTTTCTTACTTTTCTTCTTACTCATTTATGATTTCTCCTTCTATAATTGTTCTTCCATTCTCTGGGATAATCTTGTTCATTTCGTCTAGCCAATTTTCAGTTAGTGTCAAGATATCTCTGAGTTTTTCAATCTGAGCGTCTTTTCCAATGCCTTGAATAAGCGTTTTAAATCTGAGCGGTGCCATTTCTTCGTCAAAGAAGTCTTCAAACTTGGTAACAAGCTTACTGAGATTAAAGATATTAGTCACGCTATTTTCTAGCTCTTCCTTATCAGCTCGTAAGTGCTCAATAGACTCTTTCAAGGCTAATGCTTCTGATGTTTCTTTTTCGAGCATTTCATAAGACGCTTCTTTAAGTCGTAAGCTCCTTTTGACTGAATCAAGCTCGTCCGCTAGGTCTTTATTCTTTCCTAGCAATTGTTTGTTGAGGTCTTGCGTTGCTTTGTAATCATGTGGAATGACTTCCTTCTCGATTACCTTTTCAACTGGTTTGACTGCTTTAGCACGCTCAAGCTCGCCTTTAACTGCTTCTAGTGCTTGGTCTTTGAGCTTTAGGCGACGCTCAAGCTCTTTATATTCTTTGTGAGTTTTGATGTCTCCGTCGAATACTGCTTGATTAACCTCTGGATTGGCAGATGGTTTAGATACTTGAGCTTGTAACGTTTTAGGCAAACTTTCAAAAAAATTTATTTTTGTTTCTTCGTTTTGCGAAGAAACGAATTTGAAGTGATTGATATATTCGTATGCTTTTGTTGTTTTAAATCCCAAACTCCTATACCACTCTTCGAAACATCCGTACCCTCTAGTCGAAAGCTCTTTTTGAGCTTTGGCAAGTTGTTTCCCTATTTCATAAGCACTCTTGCTTTGGATGCCGTAAATGATATTGGCACGCTCTTCCAGAAATTCTTTCGTTTTTGCATCGACTAAAGAGTAATTAAAATCATTTGTTGCTATTTCGTTCATATTGTTCCTTTCTAACTTGAATTTAATTCAAGTTTTAAAATCAAAAGCCATACAAATCAGACGATTTAAGGTTGTATTTTTTACAAATTAGACTCACCCTCTCAAGTTGCTTTTTTTGTTTAAATGTTATACTATAACATCATTAGATTTTTATATGACACGGGCTTTTACCCGTGTTTTTTTAGTGCTTCAATCCGCACCCAGTCCCTGATGTGCTTCAAATTATTCAATTTTAAAAAAAGGTAGTTTTTTTTGGTATTTTATTTATATTTATTTTTGGGGTATTTAGTTGCACTCCACACATCAGGGGTTGGCTACGGATTGAACGCACTAATAGTGTTAATCTAAGTAATTTTGATATTAATCAATAACGCTTTTAGGGATCTTTGAATTACGTTTGTTCTCCTCTTGCATTTTTAAAAACAATGCTCGCTCACGTTTATGACGGTCTTCATATTTACGTTCATTTTCTTCCCTTGACGTCCACTTTGGGACTTCTACTGTTTCTGTTTTCTTGCTCCAAATCCAGTTAAATAGTTTTGATGGTTTCATAGTATTTTCCTTTCTGATAAAATATAAGTAAGTTTTTTATGTAAGTCGTTGGTTATTCGGCGGCTTTTTTTGTTTTCCAGCTAGGCTTGTATAGCCCTAGCAGACAATCTAATGGAGTTCGTTTCATCATGTCAATTATCTATATTTCGGAGGCGTCTGCTAGAGCCGTATCAACCTAGCTGGATATGTGGTTAGAACAATTCCACTTGTTCAATCAATGGGTAAATGTCATTATCTTTTAACTTTTCATAAATAAATCGTCGTCCAAGCTGTGTCCAAACAGTTGTAATTTTACTGTGAACTTTATTGTCTTTACCGACATAATCAAATGTTCGACTGGCAATATAGCCTTTACCTTGATATTTCGTGTAAAGAATCCATTGACCGTTAACTTTACGTTGAATACCGACTTGTTTCAAAATTTTGTTGAACTTATTAGCACTCATACCATAATCTTGCGCTATCTGCGTAGTTGTCAGCATATCTTTGGTTTGCAAAATCAAATCAAGGTAATCGGTTTGTTTCCTAGCTTCTTCAAGCTCTAACTTTAAGACCTCGTTTTTATGTTCAAGACTGACAATTTTTCTGTCAGCGATTTTAAGAGCTCGTGCCATGATTTTCTCTGGACTATTGAAGTCCTTTTCAACTTGAATGAAGTATTGACGAACTTCATGACCTTTATTGCTTTTAGACATCATTGCTAAATGTTTTGCCATGTCAAGAGACAGCGCATAATCTTGTAAGTGCTTAGTTCCGCCGTACTGATTTTGCTGTGTAGTTATAACTACGCTGCTAAAATCGTAATTTTCTTCAAAAGCTTTAAAATTTTGGTCGACCCATTGGCTAAACCGAGTTTTGATTTTGAGTTCTTTGTGCAAATCTCGTGCACTAACTACTGGTTCTTGGTTTTCGTTTAAAGTAACGTTAATTAAATTATTCATGTATTGTCCTTTCTACTCCTCAAATTTTTCAATATTTGCTTGTTCGTTTTGCGAACAAACGAAATTGTAATGATTGATATATCTGAAGCCTCGTTGTCTTCTGTTGTATGAATTAAATCGCCGTTTTCCGCAGTGTGGGGCTTTTTCATGCTATTCATTGTCTATTACACGTTTCATTTTACCGCCCAAGAAAGATTCTTTGGCAAGGGTAGTACCGTCTGGTGATTTTACGTAAAGTCTAGGCCCGTATGCTTCATTATAATTGTTTTCTGGTTTTGCGTTCCATTCTTGGAAATAATTTTCTTTAGCAGAAAGAAGTGTATCTGCTAATTGTTGAATTTGTGGATTCGGTAAGTATTTGTAATTTTGTGGGACAACCACATCTATTAAAACTGAACTGTTTGGCATGACAGCAAACGAATCTGTGATACCACTTTGCTTTAAAACATCGTTGATTTTAGTGTTTAATTCAGAGGCGAATGCTGTATTTGCGGCGTCGTCATAAGTTTTTGAAGTTGAACTTGTTTCTGTGCTAGAAACCGTTTTTGAAGATGAACTTGCTTCTTTCTTACTGCTAGAAGAAGTCTTAGCGTTTTTCTTTTTTGATGAAGAGGTAGCTGAAGTTTTTTTAGAAGTTTGTTCAGTTTTAGCAGTTTCTACAGACGATTCAGATTTATCTGTAGGTGAAATCAAAGCACCTATGAAAAACATAATCATGGCAAGAAGTCCACCGATAAGCGATTTTTTGCGTAGATCTTTATTTTTTTTGATAACCGACCACAGTAAAGCACCAATATAAACAATAAAACCTAAAAATCCTACTAAGGATAGTAATAACCACATTTTTTGTTCTCCTCCCAGCTTTTAACGTGATTCAGTTTTGCACGTAGTTTTAAATAACGTTTTGCTGAATTTTCCTAAATTCATCTTGTATCATCGCTTCGCCCCAAGTCGTGGAAATATCATAACCTTGAGCAAAGAGTAGTCAAAATCATTTGTTGCTATTTCGTTCATATTGTTCCTTTCTAATATTATTGTTGCGTTTCGGGAATGATTTGTTTAAAAAAAATACCAATTTCATCTTTGTTATATCCTAAAAGGTTGGCTAGTGTAATAAGTTCGTCAGCAGAAAATGAGATTTTTCCATTCTCTCTCTTGTTGTACTGATTACGAGCCAATCCCATTAGCTCAGCCATTTTCGCTTGAGTATAACCTTTTGCTACCCGCTCGGCCTTCACACGAAGTAAATCAACTTTCATAGGTTATCTCCTTTCTTTTGATTTTTATTACTTGTTCCTTGGAACAATTATAGTATATCTAATGTGTTCCCGTTTGTCAACAAAAAAATAAAAAAAATATAAAAAAAGTTTATTTCTGGGAACATATTGTTTATTTTTGGGAACTGTTGTGTAATGTTTATACTATATATATCATATATGATAGTTTGTCAACAGTTTTACCTAAATTATTTTAGTTTTTTTGCAAAAAAAGAAAACCCCGACCAAAAAGTCGAGGTTACAGTTCGAGAGTTTATTCGAAACGATGCCAAGTATTCCAACAATTATATTACCACTTTTCTATGATAATAGCAAACAAAAAAGCCCCACGTCAGAACGTATCTGTCCATAAAAGGATGTGGGGGGTTTGTCATCTCATATTATAACACAAAAAAAGCCCCAGCATAATGCTGAGGCTTCGACCACTGCTGCCATGATATCCCTATTGCAGTGTGAGGGGAGGTGATATACTCCTTTTTTATTTTTTAGTTTGCGTGGTCTATTGGTAGTAGTTTACCAAATCATCTTTATTCCAGCAAGAGAGCCAAACCGTACCAAACTGACCAAACTCGAATTTGCGGAAGTAATAGCCACCATAGTAACCACCTTGACCAGTGTCTGTAATGTTGACTTCATCACCAGCAAAACTAAAGAACATGCCTGCCTTAAATTCTTGGTCAGCACCGTCAGGCAAATCATTGCCATCTTTATCTACCCAGTTAACCATTGATACTGGGACCCCATTGTCGTAAAAATTAAATCCAATTGGACATAGATAGTCGCATTTGATTTGCCAAATTCCATTAACGAATTGAACATCATTGGCTTCATAGTAAGCCTTTTGTTGTGGTGCTACTGCTGTATTTGCTTGGTTATTCGTCTGTGGTGCTGAATCAGAATAACGCCAAACCTCGATATAGGAAGGCTTGTTCGCTGCATAGTAGTCATTCCACGGGTAAGTATTGATAGCTTTCCCAGGTGCCCCTTGAGTTGAATAATCGCAACTAATAAAGTATGTAGCATCCATCATGACACCAACGTGCCCTCCAGCTCCGCCAGATGTGGACATATCAGCACCCCATGACATCAAGACGATGTCTCCTGTCAATGCATCCCAATCTTGATTAATACTTACACGATAAAAACCATTTTTTGCTAGTTGTTGCCCAAGGGTTACCGTTGATGGTAGACCCTGAATAGCAATTCCAGCCTCTTTTAAGGCTTGTGAAATTGAACCAGAACAGTCAGCAGTACCGTCTGAACCATTCCGTGACCCATACATTGAATAGGTCAATTTACCTCTATGGTTAACAAACCAATTTACAGTAGATTGTTGTACACTCATATTATTTTCCTTCCTTATCGTCTAGTGGTTTAACGTAGTTCAATGCTCGTTCGCTATCACCGATTCCTTTAGTTGTTGGGTCGGTAACGATTCCGAGAATAACCAAGATCGCAACGAAAGTATTGACACCCTCTTGGATATTGTGTGGAATTTCAAGCCCGAATTGCTGCAGCATAAGAAATACTGCTGAGATAAGAGCTACAAGAGTAGCTTTGTTTTTTAAGCGTAGTTTAAAATTAATCATTTTCTTTATCCTCTCAATTTTCTATCTACTAATTTTTTAACTTCTTCGATATTTCCTTTTAGCTCTCCAATGTTCTCATTAATATGGTCCATTCTTTGGACAAGAGCTAGAATTATTTTTTGGTCTTCTTGATGTTTGTCAAGACGATCATTATGGTTTTTAATAATTTTCTCGATTTCATGGTCAACGACCTCTAGTTTAGTGATTCTGTGCTCTAATCGGGAGGCGCGTGATTGGCTTGAAAAATAAAAACTCGCGCTTGAAATGGAAATTGGAAGAATGACAGTTATAAGCCAGTTCATCAAATCTGGCTCGGTTTGATTTACCATGCTGTACCTCTTAATCATTCTTTTGTGAGTTGTGCAAAAACTGCTTCATCATCAACCATAAGAGCGATCTGTTCTTTTACTTTTGGTTTCAAAACTTTAGGGACTTTTTTGAATGGATAGTATCCTTCAACAATGTTAATTGCAAATAATTTAGCCATCATATCTTTTTCTCCTTCTATTACTTCTTTAATTTTATTCAGTTTCAGCGACAGACACTTTATCCATGTCTTCATCGGTCAACACTTCTTTCTCATATAGTTTTTGAATGACGTTGATTAACGTAAGCTGCGCTGTCTTTGATGCTTCTCGTTGTTTCGTCATTTGTTCTTCCATCTTAGTGATGGTTTCTGTAGCTTTTTTGCTTAATGCTTCGTACTCTTTGATTTTTTCATCAAGATCATTAAATTTCTCATTTTCTGCACGCTTTGGGAAATTTTCTTGATAAATAACCTCTAGTGCTTCATTCAGTAGTTCAGTGTTTGATAAGTCGATTTTATCGACTGGCAAAAAGACGGGTACGTAAGCGCCATCTCGATTTCTCAAAACTACTTTAGTTGCATACGCTGCACCACTAGCGTCGTATTCTTTCGATTTTGACTCGTATTCAAATTTCATTTTTTTCCTTTCATTTATAGCATTATTGTGAGTTGACCAGCATAGGCCCATCCATTTTTAGTATTAATTGCGGAAATAAAGCTAGATCCACTATTTATTTGGGCGTGAGTATTGTAACTTCCGTCAGTGCTCCAATCAGCTATTACGTACATGTATGATTGTGGGGCTGTGAAAATTTCTTTCGGTATTGTTGCAAAGGTAATAGTGTTTCCATTACCAGTAAAATCATATCTAACCGTCAGAACATCTCCGACGCGCTTATAAAAGCTACCCTCATATCCTGCGGGTTGCCATCCTGTGTTAATTAGATTTGGGTGGTCGTTCCTAGTGAATTCCTTCCACGGTTCCCAGTCATCGATTATAAAAGACCATCTGTGATGTCTGAAAAATAGCTGACCATTATTTCCCCAGAAAGTCTGAATAGCTTCTTTAATACCATCTACATTCTTACCGTAATTGCTGTAGTGAAATAAATAGCCCCACTGACCGTTTGGGTTTCCTGGAGCCGATGGGTCAAGGTAATATTGACCAGGCTGGTCAAGATAGTTAGCATTTGTTACGTTAGGTTTGCCATCAAACCGCTTCGGCTCTCCGTTATTTCCAGTTAGCTGATATTGCTGAATCTGACTGTTGTTTGCATAGATGTCGCCAGCAACATCAAGAGCGCCAAACTCGCGTATTTTACCAACCCCAAGACCAGCCTGGTCATAGGACAGCGCAACACTTTCAACAGGAACTTGTGCCTTAAAGCTCGTGGATGTGAATTTGTCTTCTAATACTGCCAAGACTTGCCACGATTTATTAGCTGCATATTCACCAGCTAAATTAGCAGGTGAATTGACAAGACTTGAAATGCTTAACCATTCACCAGAGGCAGGACCAGTGTCTGTTGTGTAATCATCTTTGCCATAAGGAGACACCTTGAAAGTTAATTTCATGGTGTTTTTTTGAATACCATTAATATTCAAAGGTGCTATCCGTGCATTCCTTATAATTTCTAGTGTACTAGATGTTGATCCAGTTCTGACGACACTAAAACTAAGCGATGGGGCGAAATACTCAAGCACTGTGACAGAGACATCTCTAGGATCAGACCAACGACCACGGCTATCAGATACACTTGCTCTGACTGTAACGGTTCCGTTGTAGTTCATGATACCCAGCGTGCCACCGTTGACGTTGGTAGTCTGGTTCTTACCGACTATCTCAGCATGGTAACCCGTGATATTTGAGCCATAAGACCCACTTGCACCATTGAAGGATACCTTGATGTTAGACATAATCTGGATGAATGTGTTAGCGTTTTGTACAACGTTCTGAGCGGCTGTGTTAGAGTCTGACAAAGAGATCCCTGTGAAAGTTGGTTTAATGCTAGCTGGCACACTTGCTATTAGCGTAGCTGACTGTGTCCCTATCATGGTTCCTTCTGAGTAGGTATCTACGTAGATTGTTCCTGTACCCGTTTCCGAGTTTGGGAAGTCGTTAGCAAAGTCAAGGGGGATAGTCCATGTTGTAGATGTGTCTACATTACTTGCAATAGTCCCTGACTTATTTGCCCAAGCATAACGTACTGTGTGCTTAAAACTAGAGCTTTGACGGTTGATGTTGATAGTTACTGGGCTACCAATAGTACCAGCATCAACGCTTACAGAGCTTAACCGTGGTATGTCAGTTAATGTAAATGAGTTACCACTGATTGTTAATGTACGAGGACTCCAACCCCCCGAGCCGTTAAACTGCGCTGAAAAAGAGAAAGTCTTTTTACCGTCTGAATCGTGATTAATAGTAACTGTTTGATCTATCAATGGAATTGTTTGATACCACCCTAGCATACTAGGTGAACCAGACCAATTCAATCTTTGACCTTCAAAATCGATATAAGCACTACATTGATATTGAACAAAAGTCGTAGTCGTATTTAGCAGTGCTAGTTGAAATCTGACCTGACTGGTATTAGCTACTTTGTCTTGGCTAACCTGGTCAACCCACAACCTTATCCTATAGCCTCTATCATTATTACTCCAAAATTCTGCCAATTAAAATCCTCCTACATATCGAATGACATTCATGTCTGGGTTGAGATGGTATTGCTCCTCACGATATCGACCAACTTGGATTGTTTTCGAGAAGATACCGTTTTCGATGTGGATTACACCTTGCGAGATATACATGACTTCAGACCCTGCTGAATACATTGAAATTCGACCGTTAGGGTTGAACATAATGCTTGAGCTACCGTCATTCTTTCCAATCACAAGCCCATCATTCGATGTGCTCATGTAAGTATCGATGAAATTCCAACGATCAGACAGTTCACCTAACTCCTTAGCGATGGTTGATACCCGCTGACTTGAGTTAACCAAAGCTTTCTCGGCTGCAGCTCTCTCGGTCTCGTTTGCCTTAACGAAATCTTGGTAATTTTTAATCCAGTTATTCAAAATTTCAGCGCTTGCTTTGGCTTCCATCTCTGCTTTAATGATTGCAGCCCTTTCATTAAGTGCATTAATCTGTTCAATCGTCATAGCAGCATCGGCTTTAGTTCCCATCTCTTCTTCTAAGTCCTTAGTTGACGCTTGCCATGCTCTATCGGTTGTTCCCTCGTAACAGTCCAACTCAGCGAAGAATAGCATAGATGTTTTACCGTCAGTAGTACCATTATTATCAATGCGAATGTACCCTTCATCGCAATCTCCAGAGTTGAAAGTCAAGTGACATTTAACCGCCTGTGTCACCGATGGTGAACCAGAATATGTTTTTACATGCACGACTTTAGTAAATGTCTTGTCAGTTTCATTTGCCTTCCGACCCAAAAAATAGATAGTTACACCTTTGATATTTCCAGTCGCAAACGTTTGAATGTTGAGAGAATAATCAGTGTTACGTTTAACTGGAAAACGTCTTGATGATGCAGGAACCCCTTTACCATCACTATCTAGTCTAAATAGATTTTTTGTATCATTGTAATAAAAATCATGTGTTGCTATATGAAGATTTTCGTTAGGCAATCCCGTTTCCCAAAATCCCCAATTGTCAAGATTCTTCGGGAAAGCCGAGTTAATGATTAGATTCTCACCACCAACCGAAACACTGCCAGCCGTATCATTCCACGTGTAGTCAGAAGGATTAGTACTGTCTTCCTTGAAGAAGTTGGTAAGCACACCTAAATAGCGTTTATTACCAGTTTGGGTCAAACTGAAACCAGTTCTACCATCGGCGCTGTCTGCATAGGCAAAGTGGACGTAAGGAGTCCGTCCGTCTGCTCCAGCTTTTCCAGGAATGCCATCACGACCATCACTACCTTTCCACTTGCTCCAACGATAGTCTTGTGGATTTTTGCTATCTTCGGCATTGAAGTCTTGGTACATACCAATATAGGCTTTATTGACATCTGTTTGACTAAAACCACTACCAGAAACAGTGTCGGCATAAGCTATATGGGTGTATTGCGTTTTTCCGTCAGCACCTTTTGGTCCTGGTATTCCTTGGTCACCTTTGGGTCCTTGTAATCCTTGAACACCTTGAGGTCCACGGTCTCCACGGTCACCTTTTGGACCTTGTTCACCCATCTTAGCAACGGAAAAACCTTGCTCACTCGTACCGTCTGAATAGAACCACGTAGTCCTTGTCCAGAGATATTCCCCGGGATTAACTGTTGGAATGTCAGGCGACCAAGTGCCGTCTTCAAATACTATATTCTTAACCCAAGTGCTATTGTCTGGTGTGTAACTGTTAACACGGATTTTATAATCGCCTGTAGGACGGGTATGAGTGTATTTCGTACCGTTAGCCGTGTTGCTATCAGAAATAACTGCCCATGTACTGAAACTTGGATTGACAAGCCAAATCGTAGCATTATCGCTTTGTTGGTCGGGATTGTGCCGATTGGTAAACGTTCCATTGGTTTCAGCAGATAGGATGTAGGTCTTACCTTGTTCTAATCGGACACGTTGACCAGTCATCATTAAGTTGTCAGTCGATGAATTAGATGGTTGGTATTTATCACTAATCGCTGCGATTACGCTACCAGACGGCTTATTGACACCGTCCGTTGATTTTGCATAACGCAAGGTAGTATTAACAATCCCAACGCCATCTTTACCTGGCAAGCCATCATTTCCATCGTTACCATCTTTGGCAATGTAAGTTTTTTGATAACCTGTTTCAGATGAATTATCAGTATATGTCCATACTGTTTTGGTCCATAGGTATTTCCCTTTAATTAATGCTGGTGGTTGACTAGTCCAGTTAGTAGGCATAGCAGTGTCACTATCGCTTATTCCATAAATGATAGTTGTGGTCTTTAATCCAACCCCATCCTTACCTGCAATTCCATCATTACCTCTATCTCCTTTAGGTCCTTGTGGTCCTTGTGGGCCCTTAGGTCCTTGTTTACCATCTGAGACGTTTAAGAAAGTAATCTCTTCCGAAGCTACTTCTTTATTATCTACCCACGCAGCAATCGTCAACGTTGTTGGTTGGTTAATCTCTGATGCTATCATATCATAGGTCAGACCTGAGTATTTAATAGTACCGTCAATCACAAATCGATAAGTTGCATCAACAATTTTATCGCCTTGTTTCAAAATTGGTTTAACAGTAGAACGACCAATGCCGTTCTTAAATACTGTTCCATTCGTGGTCCTTATCTCAACTTGATAAGGCAATGATTTAGAAACAATCTCATCGATACGTTGTTGTAATTCACTAGACGGTTTATTATCCAACTTTCTGAAATTAGTAAAAACAACAGAATTGTTTGTAGGATTGTCAAAGCTGATAATCATTTCAGATACACGCGCTTCGAGGGCTAAACCACCTCTAAAATTATTATCGATGATTTTAACAGTGTCACCTAGATTAATATCCTTGTAGTTTTCAATGAAACTAGATTGAACACTTACGGTATAGGTCATTAGAGGATAAGCATATTGCTTAATAGTGCGCAAGGCATAAGCTTTGAGGGAATCAACATCACTGTATTCTGTCTGAAAATCCCTACGTGTCCATCTATCTATTTCATTAGCACCACCCATTGCAGATGGATATTTATCTGCTGATAAAGGTGCGTAAACCATCGGACTGTCTTTAAATGAGTAGAACTCTACTTGTCCTAACTCATTCTTTTCCTCAAACACAACGCTTCCTAGGTTTAATCCATCTTTTCCGAGGAAAAGACCAGCGTTGAAGAGTTGAGTCTTATCACTAGATACTTGAACGCCTTTAAGACCGCTTTGATAGTATAGAACGACATCACCTCTAACCTTACCAATTCCATGATGATTTCCATCTGGTCGTTGGTAGATGTCAATGACAAACTTTTTCAAAGTGCCATCTCGGTTTAAATCAGTACGAAAAACAAACTCAGCATCAAACTGGTTCATCAAGCTATGAAGCTGTTCTAATTTTGTGCCATTTTGAGATTCAAACGTGATAGTTCTTGTCCTATCAGGAATCTCATTGAAACCAACTTCAAGGCCAGCAAAACCAAGTAAATCAAGGGTTTGAAGATACCACTCAAGTGTTTTAGCACCGTCAACACTAGCTAACGGACGCTCTATTTCTGCTGATAGTTCCAAGTTGGTATTGTTACAAGTAACTTGAAAACTAAAATCGTTCTCAATGAGTTGAGAAACATAGAAAACGTGATAGGAATTGTCATAGTAAAACGACACATACATCTGATCATTGATATATTTTAAATCATCGTGAAGTTTTCCATTTACAATTTTAGGAATTGTGAAGTCAAGTGTACTGGTTGAGTATTCAAGGTAGGTGTGCCATTGACTGTTTGAGTACGGAAGCATGCCAGGAACGTTATTATTCAGTGCACACACCTTGCGCATGCTTTTATCATGAATCCAAATTTGCATTAAACAAAACGCTCCTTCCAACTAATTTCAATCGTTGGGTCTTTGGCTATCCAGCTTGACGTGTAAATGTCAATTTCAGTTTCACCAACACCAATGCTGAATGGTTCAGACAAGTATGTTAACTCATTAGATGCTGGCAAGTTATCGATAAGGGTTTTACCTTTAGACATATCTACTTCAAGGATAGAACCCATGCTGAATCTGTTAGGGATATCCTCAATAACATTGACAAAGTCTTTCCTATATAAAAGTTGATCAAGATACATATGAGTTACTAATGGTTGTTGTCCAAGACTAGCCAACATGACATTAATCTTCTTAGATTTGCGACCTTTTAAAGCTGGTACTTTAAATCTTGGATAAGAACCCCACCAATAAAATTGAATCGTGTCATCTACTCTCAAAATATCAGACCAACCACGAGCTACGTTGAACGGGTTGTGTTCGTTTAGGTGTGTACCATAGAAATGCTTGTTTTCAAGAATTTTATAGCCACCTTTTCCGTCTGATACAAGAAAGTTGTATTCACAATCAAGACCATTAGTGACTTTTTTAGTCTCTACACCGTAGAGAAACGCTCCGTTTTCATCAGTTACGGATAACTTAATATAACCGTATTGGTTAGGCAATCCTAACCAAAACACTTCACGCCACCAGATATATTCATTGATTGAACCTTTTTCACCACTGGAATCCGCTGGGATTTCCCATGTAATCGAGCTACCATTTTTCTGTCTAGGTCCGTTCCCTGTTGAAGTTAATGCGATGTTTGGGCGATCGAAGACATCAATCAATCCTAGTGTACCGTTGAGATTTTCCGAATCGTCGTTAAAACGCCCAACATTTTTTTGACCTAGTGCAAATCCACGTTTGACGTCTTCAGGGTTTCGATAGTCTAAGAGTAGTTCCGAACGTTTAACTGCTCGTATGTCGTCTTCTTTAGGATTCCCAACCTCGTAGCTTTCGGTAGCGCTTTTGACAATCCCAACCCAGCCATTTTCAGAATTAAATTTCAATTTAATGTTTGGGTAAGTTTCAGCTGTACCAAAATTCTTCAGCGTAGCTTTGTAGTGGCCAGTTGAAATTTTCTTAATACTTCCGTACTTAGTTTCACCATCACTACTTACTAGAGCTTGTGCCTTATTTTCGGCATGACTCTTTGGAACATCAAATGTAACAGTTATCCTTGCTGTAATCGGTGCGGTATTCTTGTCTACAGTTAAGGACACTTGGCCTGACGGTATAGCTTCCCAAACCTTATTAGGTTCATCACCAAAAATCAATGTTTTCGGTTTATCCACGTTGAGATAACCACCAAGTGTTTCAGCTACACTATTAAAATAATCGAAGTTACCAACTAGACTAAAAGATACTTGAATCTGCTTAACTGATAATGTGTTATACAGAAATTGCTGACCATAGCGCCTGTTACCTTGTTCTTGATAGTTGTTATTAAAGTTAGATGCCACGTTTTTAATGACATCTACGGGAACGGTAAGCCCTTGACCTTCATTAAATAGTTCGGTTAAGTTTTTACCGTCAAAAATTACTGACATTCCTATCAAATAATGCTACCTCCTAACAGCGCTTGCCTGCGCTCATATTCGTTAGTTGCTTTTGCCATAAATGGTGCCAAACCGTTTGAAACACTTCTACCATCGATGATATTTTGAATCTCAATTGGCTTAGAGCCATTAGTTACCAATTGACTAAGCAAACCAATCATGACGTCTAGCTTGTCTTCTAATACAGAAACACGTTGTTGACTTGGTGAATCATCATGGTTGTTTTGTGGTGCATCTCCAGCAAAGCGCGCTACTGCTTCAGTAAGCAATTTCCATGCTCTACCACGCTTAGCAATATCGGTCGGTATAACGTATTCTGGCATATCGCCTTCAGCCAATTCATACACACCATTTTTATGAACTAAGCCACCGTTTGCGTAACCATAAGCGGCCACACGATTAAAGGCTGCGTCTGACGTTCCATAGCGGTGTTTGATGTAGTTGATTGCAGCGAGCAGGTTATCATAACCGTTTCGGATATTGTCGTGTCCTTTGTGTTTATACGCATTGAAAGTAGGCCCGATGGTTTGCATCAAACCGATTGACGGTGTCCCCTTCATGGCGTTGATATCCCAATTATTTTGTGCATTAGGATCACCATTAGATTCTCTCTGGATGGTAGCTAAAATTTTAGAAACACGGAAGTTGTTTGGTTCTATCCCGTTAGCTTCAAGCGCTTTAACTACCGTATCACGCCAACGAGCAACACCAGTCCCCTGTGGATGATCTTCACCGCCGCCCGATGGGTTGAGCAACGGACCAAGCGTTTTCTTAATCCAATCGAACATCCCGCCAACTTGACGCTTGATTAAAGTCTGTCGTGGGTTGTTGCGATCTTTAAGTGATTTTCCACTATCATCACTACTTCCAAAATCTCGGACACCGAAATCAAGGAATGTAGCAGCATTTTTGACATGACGACCAGTAAATTGGTGATATTTACCATCACCACCATAGTTGTAATCTTCGCCATCGTAAGTATCACCGTGCACAGCTGTTACAAAGTCAACGTGGTTACTTGAAACTGGCCCTCCTGTGTAGACAGATACTACACCAGGTTTTGGTCTACTCAAGTGTGGCACTCTAGCATTTACCCATTGGTTACCATTACCTAGATGACTAAACAAGCTAGGGTTAACACCAAGATTTGCCAAACGACTAGCAATGAACGATACACACTCACGATAGTAGTATCCCCAAGGGTCTGCTCCAGCGTCTTTAGCTTTGTCTTTAAAGCGGTAGTCATCGCCTTTAGCACCTATAGCTACAGTGCCTTCGTCCATTGAAGCGTTAGCCATTGACCAAAGTTCTTTCCACCAGCTTTTAGCCTCATCGACTGGCTTCTTATACAACGCATTTCCGAGCGGGGTAAACATATCGCCCAATTTATCAGCATTAGGACTAAATTTTTTAGCTAGTGTACCAACAGGGTCTTTAATAGCACTTCCGACAAATTCAATCATTTTTTTGAATTTGTCGACACCGTTTTTCAGCCCATTCCAAACTGAGCCAGCTACGTTTGTAGTTGTATCCCAGATTTTAGACCAAAAACCAGTTCCTTTCGCATACGCTCCACGTTCAACACCCATGAGCATAGCTAGTTCACTAGCATTGATAACTTCCGAACCAGCTGGCAAGAGGTATTCAACATTGCGACCTTGTGGCAAGAATGATTTACCGTTAGGCAGAATTACCATCTCTTGGTTGTTAGTCTCAGGGCTATCATTACCATCGTTTAGAGTAGCAAGTGTAGGTCTTGTGATTGGGTTTCGGTAAGAGCTGAATAGACCTGTACCATCCGCAAATTTAACTTTAGGGATTTTACCGATTGCGTTCTTCGGACCACCGAAGTCGTGGATTAAGCCGTTGATGCCGTCGATACCATCGTTCGGAATTTTGATGACCGCATTAATACCGTTACCAGCTAGACGTTTCAAACCATCCCACATGTCGCCAAAACCGTTCTTTATACCGTCCCAGATGTCTTGGAATTTGTTTTTGATTTTATCCAGATTATCAAAAAGCAATCCTTTCAAATCATTGCCGAATTTCTTCTTAGTGTCAGCATTCATGTCATCCCAGCGGCCTGATAGGAAATCTTTTGATTTGTTCCAAGTCTTAGACCATCTGTCGTGTATTTCATCATGCTTATCTTTGATAGAAGACCCAAGACGTTTAATACTTTCCTTAGTATTGCCTTTCATATCATCCCAGCGGTCTGATAGATAGTCTTTGGAATTCTTCCAGCCTTTCTTCCACTCTTTACCGATGTCAGAAAGTTTACCGGTGATAGCAGAACCAAGATTTTTCATGCCGCTTTTAGCGCCGTCTTTGATGTTTTCCCAAGTCTTGCTAAGATTTTTAGGAATATCCTTAAACCATTTGACAATGTTGTCAAATGCTTTTTTGGCGTTCTTTGCTAAATCATCAACAAATTTCTTGAATTTCTTATTATGCTTGTAAATTAAAGCGAAAGCCCCAGCAATCGGATTGGCAATAAATAAGAGGACTTGTTTCCAGTCCTTTTTAAAGAAATCAATTATCTTACCAAAGATTTCTTTGGTAACCTTGAAGATTTTATCGAAGGCTTTCTTGGCAGCACTAAACATACCATCAACAAAAGCCTTAAACTTCTTATTGTGTTTGTAAAGCAATACCAAGGCAGTGATAGCCGTAGTGACTGCAACCACAATCAAACCAATTGGATTAGAAGCCAAAGCTAAATTCAATGCCTTTTGTGCAACTGTCATTCCGGCTGTAGCTGTTTTCCATGCGCGAATACCTTTTACAACTGCTGTAATCCCATTTGCGATTTTAGAGCCAACAAAATATGCGGCAAACAAAGAACCAACCGTTTCAATAGCTGTTTTATGTTTTGCAATACTACCTAAAGCATTGGATAGTGATGTGACTGGTTCTTTAGCTTTCTTACCATTGCCAGTCATTAAATTGAAAGCACCAGCAACACCTTTAATCATGTCAACGGCAACTTCCCAAATACCACTAGCAAAGTTTTTACCAATGCTGAAAAGTGCAATTAGACTATCTTTTGCTTCCTTGAAGAAAGCTACAATTTTAGGGGCATTATTGGCAATGTTCTTACTAAGGTTATCGACAAACTTATTGAGACCGTCTATTAAGCCATTAAGCTTGTCTGTACCATTCCCAAGATTAAACACCTTAGAGAAGGCATCCATGATAGTGCCTAGTCCTTTGGAAACATGCTCACCAAGCTCTTTGAATTTGCCTTCAGTTTTAGGGTCAGCAACCCAGTTACCAATCTGTTGTAAGAATGGGTTTTTCATTTTATCGATTGGATCACGGAAAGCTGCAACTACTGCTGGCATACGAGACTGGATGGTTCTTTCAAGACCACCGATAGTAGTCGAGAAGTTAGCCGTCGCATCCTTGTACTTGTCTTGCAACTCAAACAAGGCTTTTTGCGCCATTTCGGCGGTAATCTTACCATCGCTTTGCAATTTGGCATATTGCTCTTGAGTCATGTTAGCAATGCCCAGCTCTTGCCCCGCTACTTCTCTAAGTTGGTTCTTCATTTCCGGAAAGACATTGATAATCGACATCATGTCCTGCCCTTGGACTTTACCGTTGGCAATCATTTGCGCCCACTGTGTGGAGAAGTTTTCAACCGCTGCATCAGTCTGACCAAACGCATCTTGCAATGTCAAGATAGCTTGCGTTTGTTGTTTGGTTAACTCGGTATTATGAGTAACGGCATAGAATTTTTGGTTCATGCTGTCAACCATTTCAGTCGAGTTAGCCGCTGCCTGCGCCATCTGGTTGGTCATATCAACCATCTTCTTACCTTCTTCAGCATTACCCGTCAAAGTAAGCCAAGTGGCATTCATTGTTTGTTGGTATTTAACATAATCAGCGCTAGACTGTGCTATTTCGTCAAACTTACTCTTGATAGATCCCAATGTATTTTGGAAACCAGAACTAATCAAGTTAGCAGCAAACGTAGCCCCAAAGATACCTTTCAAACGTGAGGTTTTCTTTTCGGTTTCATCGACTTCATTTCCTAAACGTTTAAAACTATCCTTTAAGCGACCAATGAACGTGCTAGAGCGTTGACTTTGTTCAATCTCGTCGTTAAGTTTATTAGCGGCATTTCTAGTATGCGCTAGACTCGTCGCTGTCTCATCTAAGCGTTGCTTTTGCTTACGGTATTCATCGCTAGTCTTTCCTGCTTGAGTAGCGATACGCTCAAGCATTTCTTTTTGGGTCTCATACTGCTTGTTTAGGTTAGCGATTGAACTCTTGTATTGCTTGAGCTGTTCCCGCCTAGCTTCGTCTTCCTTGCCCTCTGCCTTTAAACGCTTGACGTAGGTATCAGATGCCTCGTTTTGGGCTTTATATTCCTTTTGAAGCTCTGCCAAACCAGACTTATGATAATCAAGGCTTTGCTTAGCTTGACGCTGTTGATTTTCCAACGCAGCTAAGCGTGTAGTAGCTTGGTCAATCTGTTGTTGGTATTTGAGGTACTGTTCAGCGACTTCAACAGTATTCCCTTTAAGTTGAGACTGTTCTTGTTTCAGTTTCTCAATCTTTTGTTGTTGATTTTGGATAGAATTACTCAAGCCTTCGTATTTTGCTTGAGCTGCACCTAAATAGTCACCAGCGCTACGCATTTGACTCTCTTGAGCCTTCCAAGCGTTAGTAGAACTATTGACTAACTGAGTTAATCGTTTAATTGAATTAGCCGCCTGTAACGTGTCTAAGGCGATTTCAGTTGACATCGTAGCTTGTACTTTTGCCATGTTATATTCCCTCCTTTCCTTAAAAAATTAGAGTAAAGATGTTGGGTCTACCATCCTATCCTCTTCCTCTTTTGCATTCAAGATTTTCATCAATTCATAATAATCAGTGTCGTAATACTGATCTAGTGTCCACCCAAAGCCTTGGATTGATTTCTTAGCAATGGTTTTCAAATCTTCAATGCGATTTTCTAAATCAAAAATTTGTTCGCCTTTAGATTTTAGTCTTTTGGGTCAACTTCACCAGAGGCATTTTCAAGTTGTTCATCTGTCAATCCGTACATATAACCAACCAATTTTTCAGCAATCTCTTGTGTACGTTTATTTTCCAAATCGAGTAACTTGTCATAATCTTCATCATTCAAGTTAAGAACAGCACGGATAAAGCCAAGCATCTCTTTAAGTATTGAGTAACTACCTTGAGCCTGCTCTTGTGTGTCGCCATCTTCGATTGTGTCACTGATTTTAAGTACTGCTAACTGATACTCATGCATACGCAATACATTGCGGTTGCTTGTAGTTACTGTGAATGGTTTTTTACTGATTTCTGGGATTTTAATAGTTCTGATTTCCATTATGGTCTTACTCCTTTTTAAAAAAAATAGAGGTCAGGCCACGAGCCCGACCTCTTTGCGAATTATGATGTGTTAAACTGCTGTAGAAGTTAGTGTGTAACCACCGAAAACTTCTTTGTGCATATTAGCTTTATCAAAGCCAGATGCACCTGAAAAGTATTTCTTGATTGGCTCACCGCCAAATGCAGTCGCTGACAATGCGTTATATGTCAAGTGGTCGTCTTGACGGGTTTGAGCGGTGTCTGTATCTGTACCTACGTTCTGTGTTGACTCTTGGAAGATCCCGTTAGCAAACCCAAAGTAAACTGAGTTTTTACGGTCAAGCGTTTGTGACTCAATCAATACTGCAACGTGTGGTTTTTCACCTTGGTACACATATCCACCTTTTTTATCCGATTTGAATCCAAGGATTTTTTGTTTGATATCAAAATCAAGGTTGTTAAAATCAAAAGCCACCGTTGGTGAACCGGGTCCAACCATAACATCTTGCACTTCGTTGTTTCCTGGTACTTTAGTCGCTTGACCTTCCAAGTTTGAGATGTTAGCGGTACGAGTACCAAGCATTTTAGAATCGATTTCGATTACACCGTCAATTGAAAGGCCTTCTGGACCTTTAATAAGTTGTTGAGTTTTTGGGTCAACCAAAGCAAGTTTCACCAATTTCAAACCTACAATTGCCATATATATTTTCTCCTTTTGTTAAATTAATTTATCGAAAGCAACAAAAAAGACCGCTGTAATTTGCAATGTATCAGGGTCTATACTATGTTCTCTTATATCTGTTATTGAGTAGTGTTCAGATTTTAAGAATTTTATCAATTCCATCTCAAAAGCTTCAATATCAAAATCAATATCGAGTTTATAAAAAATCTGTACTTCTACTCTTTCTATTTTTCTGAAAAAGGTATTATTTCCGCTTAAATCAAGTGATGGGTTGCTTTCGGTGAGCAACACGATTGTCTTATCGGTGTTTTCTTCGAGTTCTTTAGGTAAGTTGTTTGCATATACTTCGCTTATTTCACCAAATCCTTTACCCTCAATTAACTCTTTTAATTTTACGGTTGCTAACACTTAATCACTCCCCTCCCTTCTTGCGGATAAGTTTCTCATATTCCTCTTTTTCTGCCAATAGCACCTTAGTTTGGACAGCGCTATCGTTTTGTACATTAGTAACAAAATGGTCAGCACGATATTTCTTAGTTCCGTCATTTAATCGTCTAGCGTTTTGGGCGTGGTACCTATTCACCCACCCCACAGTTGACACGCCATTTTTTCTACCATCCACATTAGTGGATTGGACAGCTAATCCGTCAGCCATATGCCCATACTTCAAATGTCTCTTGTTTGAGTAATGTTTTTCACGAGTAACTTCTGCTAACTCTTCTTTAAACACTTTCGCTCCAGCAGTTGTAATCTTTGCTTGTTCCGCTGGTGTTAAATCACCAATACTAGATACCGTTTTAAGCCAACCCTCTAACGCTTCATCAAGACCTGTCATAAGCCATCACCCAACTTTCTTACGCTTTTTCAAAGTAAGAAAGTCGTAGTGGTTAAAACCAAAGTTTTCGTCTGGACTGATACGCACGATGTCATATTGAGTGCCGTTTAAAGTGACAACTTGACCTTCTAATACTTTTGCATTGTGGCGGATGACGATAACTATTGTATCACTTTCGCCATTTTGTTGAGCCAAATACTCTTGATTGAGCGTTCTAGTGTGTGGCTTGTAATGAAGCGTAAATTGTTTAACAAATTTTGGAACACTTACTCCAGTGAATTTGTTGGGTGTGCTTTGATATGTACCAAAGTCAGCTTTAAAACGAAAATCTGAGGGTAAATATCTAACTCTAGCCATTAGCCACTACCTCGCTATACGTTGCATATAAGCCCCTTAACTGCCCGATTATGCTATTTAAAGTTAGGTTAATCGGATAAGTCACCGTGTCTGTTAGAGCAACTCTATAAGTGAAATATGAGCTTGTTAGGGCTATTACTGCCGTATCAAATAGATATTTTACATTTTCAAGTTCGTAGAATTTTTGGTCACTACCTACAGCATTGATAATGTATTGTTTAGCAGATTCAATGTAAGCTGGGATGAGTGCAGTGTCGTCTGTCTCATCCAGATTCAGAGTCTGCATGATAGTTTCTTTAGATACACTCATAGCTTACCTCCTAATTAGACTGCTGTTGAACCAAGGTTGCCTTTTTGGTCAGCAATTGCTTTGAATGACGCTGGCACAAACGCTTCTCCATCAGTTTGAACAACATCGAAGCGGTCAATAACACGTACTTTAGTTGTGTCAGTTTCAAACGCTCCACCACCAATATTCGTTGAAAGAAGTGACAAGTGTTGACGGTCAAACAATGTTACTGCTTGTTTCAAGTCACCAAAGTAAAGTGGCATAACTCCTGATGAAGCGTTAGGAAGCCAGCGGTCAGAAATTTCTTTAACTGCAAAACCGTCAATTGAGTACCCTGTTGGAGATTTTACATCACGTTCCATGAGGTAGTCACCCAAAGCGTTTTTAACTTTTTTAAGTGCAGTAAACCCTGAAGTGTTAGTTAAGAAGAATGAAGTTTGTTTGATTGCTGGGTCAACTTTAGCTTGAAGGTCAATAATATCGTCCCATTTAGTCAACGTTGGTTTAGTTGGGAGTTTGTCAACAACACCCAAGATTGCCTTGTTACGAGTAACCACAACTTTTTTAGCAATCCAACCAGACAACCATGCAAGGATATTTTCAGCAGAATCAGCAAGCAAGCTGTTAGTAACTGTTGAGATACCAGCATAGCGCTTGATGGTGTATTTGATAAGAGAAAGTTTTGGATCATCAATATCAGCAATTTTACCTGCTTCATCATCAATATTAGCAAGACCTGTAATATCAGTCCATTTTTCATAAACACGTGAACCAGTAAGAGTAGTTACGTTCTCAACATTTACATACTCTTGCAATGAATCGTATTGACGAACCAATGTATTGATAGCTGTGCGAACATCTTGAGGAATAGTCAAACCTGCATCAGAACCAGAATGGTCTGTTTTAGAGTCAAGCAAGTTTTGGTAGCGACCACGGACTAGGTTTTTGAAGTCTTTAACAAAACCAGCTTTAACCTCTTCTTCACTTTTAGTCAATGGTTTCTTCTCTTCTTCAGACATATTAACCACTTCATTAGCACGAGCTTCTGTGTATTGTTCTTTAAACATATCACGTTTCATTTTGGCAGTGTCACGCTCGTTTTTGATAGCTTGCAATTCTTCAGCAGTAACTGAATCGTCAAGCATAGCTACGTTAAGTTTTTCGTTCAAGTTTTCGACCTTGTCGCCTTGAGCGATCCAAAGGTCATGCAATTCGTTTGATGTTTTCATTAATTATTTTTCCTTTCATTTTTCAAGTAAAATCGCCAATTTCTGCTCTCGCAAAGAATTGGTTTTAGGTTTAGCAATCATATTCTTGAACTTATTGATTGCTGATTTGCTTGGTAGTTGATGTACGGCATTAGTAACCATGATTTGTTCTTCGTCATCATTGAAGAACATGATTTCATCTGCAAAGCCTTTATCAACAGCAGTTTTAGCGTTAAGCCATGTTTCTTTAGCCATGAGATCAAGTAATTCTGACTGTTTAAGACCGGTTTTCATCTCATAAGCCAACGCAATAGACTCGTCAATGCTATTTAAGACCGCTGATTGATGCTCTAAGTCATCACTATTACCAACGATGCCAGTAGACGCTTTGTGAATCATAATATGTGCCGTTGGACTGATACGAACGGTATCACCAGCCATTGAAATGACACTCGCAGCACTAGCAGCAAGCCCTTGTACATTTACCACAATACGCTTGCCACTTGATTTAAGCATCGTATAGATTTCGCTAGCTGCAAACACATCACCACCATTTGACGCAATGTTTAGCGTGATTTCTTCGTCTTCATCGTTAGCAATGGCATCTTGTACCAGTTTAGGATAGGTACTAGACATGCCAAAGTATTCGTAAAAAGCACCGGCATCATCGCTTACAATATCGCCTTTAATGTCAATCTTGCCCATTTATCTCACCTCCTTTCAATGTGGTACCATTAGGGTTTTCCCCTTCTGGCAAATCTTTAGGCAGAATCTCAGCTTGTTGCAAAATATACAAGCCTTGATTCTGTGCGAGTGTGCCACTTTTAACCATGCTATTAATCCGACTGACACTATTAGAGCCAGTAGGGTCAACAGCCGGCAAAATATCTGCATCCACATCGCAGGATAGTTTTTGAGATAATTCACTAATAAACGGTCTTAGATAGCGTGAGACTGCTTTGTTATAGAGATCTAAACTCATTTCCAGCGATGATTGTTGGTCTCCTTGACCTCCAACTACATTCTCTGGGATACCGTAGACCTTAGCAAACTGTCCAGTTGTCCAGTCCGCTTGCTTAAGCAGTTGAGACACGTTCGACTTAATTTCAAGCGGTGTGAAGTCCTCTAAATCATCCAGCACTAACGGACCGCCTTGCATTTGCTTCATCGCTTGCCGTGAGCGTGAGAGTTTAGTTTTAAAATCAAGCAAGCCACCGCCTTTAATCTTCAAAATACCATTGGCATTTAAGGCGTTTTTGAGAGAGTTAAGCGTCAGCTTATCGCTGGCTTTCTGTATATTCAACTCCCTACTAAGAGCCATCAACGGGCTTACACTTGTCAAACCACCATCCACAGATAGCAATTTAAAGTGTAAGACGTCACCTTGTGGGACGTGCTGTTTTGGTGGAATGCGTGGGTCGTCAAAAGTGATGTTATAGTAAATTCCATCTTTATTATCCAAGCGATTGAATGATACTTGAGACGGTCGCAAATATTCCCACTTCATATCCCGCCCATTTTCATTTCGCCATCGATAAGCAAAGGCTTCCCCACCAAGTAGCATTTGAGCAAAGATAGATTGATAGAAATTAAAGCGGTTAGCATTATTCGATGGATTATCAACGATGCCTTGTAGCTGTTTTCGGCTAGTTGTCAGTTTAACTGTTGCAAGGTCGTTTGAGAGTTGATTGATAATAGAGAATAGATCCGAGTTCCTGAGAGCAGTTTCAGCTGAAACCCACTCGCTACCATTCAATGTAGCTAAAAACTCTGGATCAGTAATATCAAAAAAGCCCTCTTGACTGATTGGTGGGCTTTCCGTTGCAAGATTAGTTATATTAAATATTGGCAATTGTTATCACCTCCTTTCTAGCCTTTTTTGGCGGCTAGTTCACTAACCAACCCTGCTAGTATGAACGTGATTGTCATGCTAATGCCAAACCATACATAGCCAAGGTGGTAAGTGGTTATATTGAGTGAAATTGCAGCTAAAATGAACATTAAAATGTCGAAAATAGCCCAAATTGCCTTAAAAAACTTCAAAATCATATATTAATACTCCTCTAATAGCCCACTTTCTGGGTTTTTTAGCCATGCTAAAACTGCCTCTTGGCTCATATGTTCGACTTTCCATGTTGGGTTGTTAGTGATAGCGTAATCTTCAAACGCGTACATGGCATCGTAAAAAGCATCGATAAGAGCATCCACAACGTCAATCTTGTAAGTGGATTTCATTTTATCGACCTGAATACCGATGTTATCTTCTTTGATTACCGCATTTATCAAGGCTTTACGCATAATCTCATCATCCAAGCGAGTGATATTGCCTTCGATAAATAGCGTTTGAAGGAATTTTGTAGGGTCTTTTAGCTCACTTGTACGTTGTCTTATTGGCATGAGTGGGAAACTTGTATTAGATTCCAATGCTTTGATAATCTTAGACGTTCCCATAGCGTCATAGCCGAAGAAAACGACATCAAGCTGATTATCTTCGACATAATCACAAAACCAGCGATACACTTCCTCTGGGTTTATAAGCCCTTGTGGGTGGCTTGTTATAGTACAGTAGCCCTTGGCTTCCAAGTCTCGATAATTGACACCGTCTTGCTCCATTTTCGCTTCAAGCGAGCCCGCTTGTTGCCATGGGATAAAACTGTGCTGTTCGATATGCCATTTTTGACTTCCATCTTCACCAACGTATGGATAGACGAAGCCAATGGCTGTATTATCGCTGAACATTGATGCATCCAATCCTACATAAACTCGCTTACCACGTATGTCAAACTCAGGAATAACTGCATTTTCGATATCTTTCAAATCAAGAAAGCTGTTACTGTCAGCAAGTAGCCAGCAGTTCATGTTTTTAACTTGGAAGTCGGCAAGTTTACCCATGAGCAACTTCTTATCACGTTCGGAAAGAAGCCCTTTCATTAATCCTTCTTTTAGTTCTGGATGATTAAGCAACGGGTTACTCTTTGCCCACGTTTCTGGTTTAAACACTTCTTCTAAGTTATCTTGAGACCAAATCAAACAAAGCTGATCATCACCAGAACGGTCAAAATCACGTTCCATGATTTCAATAAGTTTCTTCTGTTCTTGGTGAAATGGAACGTCTGGTATTTGGTAAGAAGTTGATATCTCAATAAAGCGTGAGCCTTCTGTGTTAACTTGCCCAGATGTTATTTTAGAGATACCTTCATCTGTTCTAAGCTCCCCCACCTCATCAGCTACAGCCAACTTAAAATGCTTACCATCAAATTTACCAGATTCGAAAGAAATAGTATTGATAGTATTGGCATCCAAAAGAGATTTTATTTCTCTTGAATATAATTGAAGTTGCGTTTCCTCTGCTAATGACTTAAACGGTTCATTCTCTATGATTCTAGCCATCATTGATTTTACATAAGTAAATAGTTTCATTGTTTGGTCGAAGTTCAGCGAGCTAACAAGAAAATCTTGGTTACTTTGTCCAATAATTTCAATTAAATAAGAGAAATTCAGACAGATACCAGCTATCATCGTCTTCCCTTGTGAACGAGCAATAGAAATGATGATGTTTGAAAACCTTGGAACATTGTCCAAGTCAAACCATGCAAAAATTTGACTAAAAATAAATAGCTGCCAGTCCATAGGTTCTAACTTTTGACTTAAATCGTCAACGTTTGGTACCAATGATAGAAATTTTAAGAAACGGTTAAACGCATCAACTGAATAGACATAAGGAAAATCATCTTGACCTTGTCTTTGTAAATCTCGGAGGTGTCGGAAACATGCTAGTTGAATGTTGTAACCAGCTATAATCTTGCCATCTAGCACGTCAAAACAGTATTTTGTGCCATAATCTGTATAAGTTTTTCGCTCGTAAGAGAAATCGATGCTATTATAAGCACCGATTACATCTTTTGATTTGGTTAAATCAATTTTAGCTATGTTCCTCACCCCTTTCTAATTAAAGAATTCTTTCATTTTGTCTTTGATAGAACCCTCTTCTGAATTATCTCCAGCTATCTCCATTAGTTCTTGACGTCCCTTAGGGGTCAAACCAAGCTGAACACCAATTCTATTCAAGGTGTCAACGGCGTCTTTCATTGTGGCGACTGCTGGATTCTTTTTAAAACCAAGCGATTGCTCACCGAGAATCTCACCAGACCCTTGCGCTTGGATAGGCTTCGTGATTTCTTGCTGAATACCATTCTCTTTTATATCTTCGTAAGCCATTTTATAAATTTCATAATTCGTACAGTAAGTTTCAACCAAGAACGTATCAATGCGTTGAATTTTATTTGTGTTTTCTAAAAACGGAATGATTTTGCGCCAAACTTCCCTTGCCACTGTTCCTAAATAATTCGGAGGGTCGCTTGGTAACCGCCCATTGTTCTGCTGATAATACGGATTCTTAACCACTCATCATTACTCCTCTCCGTTTGGTATAGCATGCCCCCACTTTCCGAATAGTGGGATAGTTTTAATAGTATCGCCTCCTAAAAGCCCCATAATAGCGTCGTATGTCGTTTTTAATACCGTTTAAGGGTTAATATACCACCCATGCCAT